GATTCAGTTGTAACTTACGATAATGTTCCATTCACAGTTTATCTAACTTCTGATATACAAGAGTTCGGGGCTATTGGTGCAGATAAAAATGGAACTGTCTTATATAAATATCAATTTGACGTAGAGGAAGCTTTATAATGAAATATTTAGTTAAGCATTGGATAAATGTTGATATGATTGCAGAAGAGGTAATTGATGGTAAAGATGTAGATTTAAAAACAAATAATATTGGAAAACACGAAGAACCATCTGAAAATGCAAAATATGTTGTTTCAGATAATATAAAAGTTAAAAGGAGAACAATAGAAGAATATGACGAGAAGTCTGACGACAGCAGTAAAGAACGAATTAGCGACTAATGACATTAGACCCGTTCATCTTATTACAATCGGTTTTTCTAGCCCTGTTAATATTACTGATTGTTCTTTCCCATTAACAAGTTCAGTATCAGGTTCTAGTGTAACCTATACTGCATCAGATTTCATAATGGGTCTTTCTAATTTTACGGAAGAAACAGACATAACTAAAACATCATTAACATTATCTTTATCAGGAGCAGATTTAACTTTTATCTCAACAGTATTAAATGAAAATGTTGTAAATGATAGTGTAGATATATTTAGAGGTTTTTTAAACGACTCAAACGCCCTTATAGCTGACCCATTTTTATTATACTCAGGAACAATAGACACTTTTTCAGTTTCTGAAAATGAAAAAGCAAGTACATTAAATTTGCAAATTGTTTCTCATTGGGCAGACTTTGATAAAACAAATGGTCGTAAAACAAACAATACATCACAACAAAGATTTTTCAGTGCAGATGTAGGTATGGATTTTTCGTCTCAAACTGTGCAAGACATTAAATGGGGTAGAGCATAATGGGTTTATTTAGTAAAGCAACAAGGATTGTAAGAAATATAATAACAGCACCAATAAAAATAATTACTAAAGCTTTATCTTGGATAGCACCTAAACCACCTGAAATACCTGATTTTGGAACAACTGATTTTGATGATTTTGAAAGAGGTATTTTATTAAACAAACAATCTAATGACGCTTCAATTCCTGTAATATACGGAACAAGATTAGTTGGTGGAACTAGAGTTTTTATGGAAACTTCGGGAACAGACAATACTTATTTATATATGGCTATTATTCTTGGAGAGGGAGAAATAAACGATATAACAGAAATAAGAGTTGATGATAAAGCTGTGACTTGGGCAAGTGATTTAGCTGATAATACAGCAGTTGAAGTAGGAAGTGGAGATAGTAATTTTTACAAAGACTCAGCAAGTTTAATTAGAGTGGAACCTCATTTTGGTTCTGATAGTCAAACAGCGTCAAGTTTATTATCTACTTTATCATCTTGGGGAAGCAACCACAGACTTAGAGGAATTGCTTATCTAGCTTTAAGATTTAAATGGAATCAAGATGCTTTTAATTCTATTCCTAAAGTTCAAGCAGTAGTGCAAGGTAGAAAAGTTGTAACTTTAGCATCTAATTTATCAGAACAAACAGCAAGTTTTTCAAGCAACCCAGCATTTTGCTTATTAGATTATTTAAGAAATGAAAGATACGGAAAAGGTATTGCAACAGCAGATATTGATTTACAAAGTTTTTATGATGCTTCACAAGTTTGCGTTACACAAGTTACACCTTATTCAGGTGGTTCAGATATTAATATATTTGATTGCAACGCTGTAATAGATACATCAAAAAAAATTATTGAAAATGTTAGAACTCTTTTAAGAGGTTGTCGTGGTTATCTTCCTTATACAGGTGGAAAATATAAATTAATTATTGAAACAACAGGAACAGCATCTATAACATTAACAGAAGATGATATTGTAGGTGGATATTCACTAAATAGTGAAAATAAAAATGATAAATTTAATAGAGTGATTTGTAGCTTTATAAATCCTGATAGAAACTACCAAGTAGATGAAGTTCAGTTTCCACCAATAGATGATTCAGGTTTAGCTAGTGCAGATCAACACGCAACAATGAAAACAGCAGATGGTGGTTTCTTGTTAGAGGGAAGATTCGATTTTCAAACTATTACTTCACCATATCAAGCAGAAGAAATGGCAGAGATAATTCTTAGAAGAAGTAGAGAAGCTTTAAAATTAAGTGTTAATGTAAGTGGTGATGGTTATGATCTTGCAATAGGAGATATTGTAAATATAACTCACGCATCATTAGGTTTTTCTGCTAAACCTTTTAGAGTATTAGCTGTAAGTTTTAACGAAGATTACACAATAGGTTTAACATTAGTTGAATATCAAGCTACGCATTATACTTGGGCTAGTAAATCTCAACAATCATCAGTTCCAACAACTACACTTCCAAATCCTTTTGTAGTTCAACCACCAGCTAGTGTTACTTTAACTGACCAATTAATATCTTATAATGACGGAACTGTAATTGTAGCTTTAGATGTTCAAATAGGTGCTTCACCTGATAGTTTTGTATCGTTCTATCAAGTAGAATACAAATTAAATAGCGAATCTGATTTTAAAATACACTCACAAGGTTCAGGTTTATTTCAAAGGGTGTTAAACGTAATTGACCAACAAGTTTATGATGTAAGAGTAAAAGCTGTATCTTCTTTAGGTTCTTCATCAACATATGTATCTGCTCAAAGAACAATCGTTGGTGCTACTGACCCTATATCAGATGTGACAGACTTTTCTTGTAATATATTAGGTAACGAAGCCCATTTATCTTGGGAAGCCGTAACTGATTTAGATTTAGCATTTTACCAAGTAAGATATTCAACATTAACAACAGGCGCAGAATGGCAGAACTCAGTATCATTAATTGAAAAGGTATCAAGACCAGCAACATCAGTAACAGTTCCAGCTAGAGTAGGTTCTTATCTAATTAAGGCAGTAGATAAATTAGGCAACTTTTCTTTACAGGCAACAATTATAGCAACAAATGTAACAGCTATTGGAAATTTTAATAATGTTGCAAGTGCCACAGAAAATCCTAATTTTACAGGAACTAAAACAAACTTAACTTTGGCTAGTAATTTATTAAGACTTACTGATTTATCACAAACAGGAACATATGACTTTGCTAGTGTAATTGACATAGGGGCAGTTCACACTTCAAGAGTAACAGCTTCATTAACTCAATTTTCAGAAGACCCAACTGATTTATTTGATGCTAAAAGTGGATTATTTGATTCAGCAACAGGTTCGTTTGATGGAGACGCACCCGCAAACGAAAACGCACATTTAGAAATAGCTTTGTCTGATGATAATTCTACATTTACAGCATTTAGAAATTTTGTAATTGGAGACTATACAGCAAGATATTATAAATTTAGATTAGTTCTAATTTCAAGAGATGGAGCAACAACACCTGTTATTTCTGCATTATCTGTATCTATTGATATGGAAGATAGAATTCAATCAGGAAATGATATATCAAGTGGTGCTGGAACAAAAACAGTTTCATTTACAAAAGCATTCAAAACTGTTAATTATGCAGTAGGTATAACAGGACAAGGAATGGCAACAGGTGATTTTTTCTTAGTAGAAAATAAAACTATAAATGGATTTGATGTTACTTTTAAAAATTCATCTAATAGTGCTGTTTCACGAACATTTGATTTTATAGCAAAAGGTTTTTAAAATATGGCAAATCACGATTACGTAATAGATAACCAAACTTTTCCAGCTACAAGAACGGATTTAAATAATGCGTTATCAGCTATTGTATCTAACAACTCGTCATCATCTGAACCATCTACAAAATACGCATATCAATGGTGGTATGATACATCTTCAAATACTTTAAAATTTAGAAACGCTGATAATGACGCTTGGGTTTCTTTTGCTATATTTGATATGTCTAATGACACAGTTAATATAGTTGATAGCACAGTTACTTTATCTAGCTTATCATCTTTATTTCACGATAGAGGGGCTTATGGTTCTTCTTCTTCTCCAATAACTTACACAGTTACAGTTGGAACAAAAACTGCGGCACACCCTTATAATGGTGTAGGAAGTTCTAATGCGTATTTTTTAGAGTCATTAGAATCACCAGCATTTACTTTAAATGGTGCAGATACAGCAAAACCATACTATTACAAATTTGACCAAGCAGACGCATCTAATTCAGGACACCCATTAAGATTTTATTTAGATGACGGTAAATCAACAGCTTATACAACGGGAGTTACAACCAATGGAACTGCTGGTTCTGCTGGAGCATATACTCTTTTAGCAGTTGATGAATACACACCAAATATTCTTTACTATCAATGTTCATCTCATGCACACATGGGAAATCATTTCAAAATTATTTCAAGTAAATTAAATTCAAATGGTGTAACTTTTAAACTACCAACAGCAGACGGAACATCAGGTCAAGCAATGGTAACAGACGCATCAGGTAATTTATCTTTTGCTTCTATATCAGAAACAAAACCTACAATAACATCTTCTAATTTATTTGTTGCACCAAGCACATCTTCATCAGTTACTATTGCTGGAACTAACTTTGTTTCTGTTCCAATAGTTGAAGCTATTAATTCATCAACAGGTGCAATTACGAGAGCAACAGCAGTTACATTTACAAGTGCAACATCAATAAATGCAACTTTTAATCTTGCCTCTGCATCTTACTTTATAAGAGTTGAAAACAATGACGGAAACGCAGTAAGGTCATCTTCTGCTATTTTATCTGCTTCTGCTTCTCCAACTTTTTCTACTTCTGCTGGTTCTATTGGAACTGTATCTGCGGGAAGCACAGTATCATTATCAGTAGCGGCATCATCAGACTCAACAGTAGCTTTTTCAGAAACAACATCAATTTTAACATCAAACGCTAACACACCAGCAACAACAATGAATCTATCTCTAAACAGTAGCACGGGTGCAATAACAGGAACAGCACCTAGCCCAACGGGTGATACAACTTACACTTTTACTATACGAGCTACTGACGCAGAATCGCAAACGGCAGATAGAGAGTTTTCAATTACTGTTTCTGTTGGTATAAACAACTCAGGACAATTTAATTAGGATAATATTATGGCTTCAGTAAGAATATCAAGAACACCATCAAGCGGGGGAAACAGAAAAACTTTTACTTTTTCTGCTTGGATAAAAAGAGGAGATCTTGAAGAAACTACACAAACTTTATTAATGTCAGGTGATGATAATGGAAATAACAATATTAGTGTTTTGCACTTAAAAGACAATCAATTAGAATTTTATACTTGGGTTGGCGGCTATCAACATCAAGTAACTACAACTAGAGTTTTTAAAGATACTACAGCTTGGTATCACATTGTTGTTGCTGTCGATACAACACAAAGTACAGCGTCAGACAGGGTAAAAATGTATGTTAATGGATCACAAGAAACAAGTTTTGCTAATTCAAGTTATATGTCACAAAATTATGATACTTTTATAAATCATACAGTTTTACATGGTATTGCTAATTACAATGCTGGAACATCTCAATATTTTGATGGGTGTATGGCACATATTCATCTTACAGATGGAACAGCTTATGCGGCATCAGACTTTGGCGAAAGCGATTCTGTTAGCGGAATTTGGAAACCAAAAACTGCCCCGTCTGTGACTCACGGCACTAACGGATTCTTTTTAAAATTTGAAAACTCAGGTAATTTAGATTTAGATAGCAGTACAAATAATCATACTTTTACTACATCAGGAACACTAACTCAAAATGTAGATACCCCGTCAAATAACTTTTGTGTTTTAAATTTTTTAGATAGAGCAAGAACTGCCACAAATAATTTAGGTGATGCTTTAGAAAATGCAAATACAACTTTTAACACCAGTAATGCAGTAAAAGCTACTGCAAGAGGAACTATTGGTGTTCAGGCTGGTAAATGGTATTGGGAAGCTAAATATAATGGTGGAACTGCTTGGGCTACTGGTATTTGTTTAGAAGAATTGTTGGCAGATAATACAGCACAGTTTTGGGACTCATCATCTATATTAGCAGTAGCAATAAATGGTGGAAGTGGAACTCTTTATGTAAATGGTAGGTCTAGCGATAGTTGGAACACAGGAGTAAGTTTTTCATCAGGAGATATTTTTGGTTTTGCTTTAGATGTAGATAATCAAGCATTATATATACATAGAAACGGAACATACCTAACTGCTAACAGTAATGTAGGAAACCCAACTTCAGGTTCTTCAAGAACAGGAAGTGTTTTAGGTGAATTGACAACAGGTGGCTATCAAAACTATATACCTGATGGAAAATATGTTTTTCCTTTTTGCCAAGATGTTTCTACAGGTGCATCAACAACAATTTATATGAACTTCGGAAACGGAAGATTTGGAACAACTGCTCTAGCTTCATCAAATAGTGATAGTGCTGGACTAGGATTATTTGAATATTCGGTTCCATCAGGATATTATTCTCTTTGCACAAAAAACATTAAAGATTATGGATAAAATATGATAAAAGATAATAAAGGAGTTTTATAGTGGCCTACATTTCATTTCAACCCTCAGATTATTTTAACACTAAAATTTGGACAGGTAATGGTTCAACAAATGCTTTAACTTCTGTCGGATTCCAGCCCGATTGGGTTTGGATAAAACAACGGGGTGGCACAACAGACCACCATTTTTATGATGCTGTGAGGGGTGTAACAAAAGCTCTTGCTTCAAATAATACTGATGGAGAAACGACAAAATCAACAGGTTTAACAGCTTTTGGTTCAGATGGTTTTACTCTTGGTGCAGATGGTGGAGTCAATGGTAGCAGTAACACTTATGTTGGTTGGAGTTGGAAAGCCAATGGTCAAGGTTCTGCTAATACAGATGGAAGCATAAATACAACATACACTTCAGCTAATACAACTGCTGGAATATCAATCATTCAATACACTGGAAATTCAACTAGCGGAGCGACTATAGCACACGGGCTTGGAGCTGTTCCAAAAGTTTTTATGTGCAAGAAATACAATAGTTCAGGTGATAGCTGGAGAATGTACACAGAAATGACAGGTAATGGTAGTCAATTAGCATTAGACCAAACAAGTGCCGCAGATAGTGGAAATTCAGCTATGTGGAACTCTACATCACCAACTTCTACTCTCATAACTCTTGGAAATCATACAGGAGTCAATGGCAATACAGATACTTTTATTTGCTATGCTTTTGCAGAAAAAAAAGGATTTTCAAAATTTGGAAAGTATAAAGGTAATGGTTCAGCTGATGGGACGTTCGTCTATACAGGATTTAAACCATCACTAATTATATATAAAAATTACGAACTCACTCAAAGTTGGAATATGAATGATACTAAAAGATTAGGTTACAATCCAAATAATGCTTTTTTATTTCCTAACTTAACACAAGCTGAAAGCGATATAACTAGAATTGATATAGTTTCTAATGGTTTTAAATTTAGAACAACTGATGATGGACAAAATGGCAGTGGTTATGATTTTATCTTTATGGCCTTTGCAGAAGAACCCCTAGTATCTTCAAACGGAGTTCCAGCTACAGCAAGATAATGGAAATTATTTGTTATATTTTTTTAACATTATGGATAATCGGAATAGGAGAATAATATGCAATTATCAAAACATTTTAAACTAGAAGAATTTGAAAAGTCAATGACAGCTACTCGTAAGGGTATTGAAAATAAAGCTGGTTCAGGAGAAATAAAAAATCTTACTGATCTTTGTTATGGAGTATTAGAACCTGTAAGAGCAAAGTTTGATAAACCAATAACAATTACATCAGGATATAGAAGCCCTGAACTTTGTGAAGCTATCGGTAGCAAAAGTACGTCTCAACATACAAAAGGTGAAGCGGCAGACTTTGAGATAGCTGGTATATCAAATCTTAAAGTAGCTTTATGGATTACAAATAACTGTGACTTTGACCAACTAATTTTAGAATATTGGAAAGATGACGACCCTAACGCTGGTTGGATACATTGTTCTTTTTCAGAAAAAAGTAACAGAAAACAAATCTTAACATTTGACGGAAAATCATATAAAAATGGACTACCTGATGCTAAATGGTCAGGTGGTAAATTAGTAAATTAGGAGTTAAAATGAAACTAACAAAGAAACAAAAAAAACTACCAATGGCTTTACAAAAAGCTATTATGAAGAAAAAGAAGAAAACAAAAAAAAGGAAATAATTATGCCATATCATTACGGACACGGAATGAAGAAGAAAAAAAAGAAGAAGAAAAAAGGTAAAAAGAAAAGATAATGGTTAAGGTCGCATCAATAAAAAATATTATTAAAGACCTAAAACCAAGACAACAAAAAACAATGAGAAGCCACGCAAGGCATCATTCTTTAAAACATATGCGAAGTATGGCTAGGTCGTTAAAAAATGGAAGCACGTTTGCTTCTGCTCATACTAAAGCAATGAGGTCAGTTGGTAAATGAGTGGCTTTACAACAACATCTACATTATCAGAAATGATAAACAAGATGAGATATAGAAAGAGAAGAACAAGTGGCAAAAAAAAGAAAAAGAAGAAGAGTCGCAAGAGATAAAGAACTTGATCTACCTAAAAAATACTTATCAGGTCTTAAAGGTGGTAAGAGATCAGCTAGAGCAAGTTTAATTAAATCTATGTCAGCTTTATATAAATCAGGTGCTAGAATACCAGCGTCTATGTTTAAAGCGAGGAGAAAATAATGGCAGTTAAAAGAAAACCTTTATCGAAAAGAACTATTGCTATTTTAAGAGCAAAAGCAAAAGGTAGAAAAAATATAACTCTTGGTATGCTTAAAAAAGTATATCGTAGAGGTCAGGGTGCTTTTTTATCTGCTGGTTCAAGACCTCGTACTTCTATGGCTAGCTGGTCATTAGGTAGGGTGAACTCGTTTTTGAGAGGGAGTAGA